ACAAATAAATTAAAGTTTGATTGTGAACCTTACACCGCGATTATGGTTATGATAATGTTGGTGTGAGTGACGATGGGTTTTATGAATTACCGTGCGAGGTACATTCTTGCAGACTGTAACATTTTTATAATGTCTGCGAATCCAGTATCCACTTCGGTTGTAATGTGCAGGTACATATTGTTTTTGCACAGTGCAAACCTTGTGGACTGTTGTCCTTACGGTTGTTTTTGCTTCGGCCTCTTGTACAGTACCGAACATCATTCCCAAAGCAATGAAAAAAGAAAAGATTAACTTCATAATGAGCCTCCTAAAGCTGCTTGTCTTTATTAGACGCACCAAAATGGAGTTTATTCATCGTCGCCGTCAATATTGTAAAACTCTTTAGCGTCAACTTCTTTCTTCTCGAATTTGAGGATAACTTCCTCTTCCATAATCTGCAAAATTCTATCCCGAAACTTTTCGTCCTCAAGCTTTTTCATCCAAGTAGCAGTTTGGAACTTTTCTCCCGAACCGTCTTCGTGAGCAAGAGTAAACCACGCGCCGGCGTTGGTGATATGTTTGGAACTCTTAATAGCTTCCAACCATGATTCTTCATCCTGAATCTTCACATCCTCCCCTGCCCACATAATCTTGAAAGTACATTCACGAGCATCTGAGCCAAACCGAGATTTCTTAATCTTTGCTTTAACCTCGGTGCCAATACGGAAGCCTTTGTCATCATAAATAAAGCTAGCTTTTCCTCGACGGGCTGTTAGCCAGATTCGAAGAGAATAGGCGTAAATAGCAGCTTTTCCACCGGGGGTGAAATAGGGCTCCAAACGGGCCTCTGCGATGTTCATTGTAATATTTGTTTTCAATTGGTTCAGAATGAGCAGCGTTGATTGCGAGTTAGCAATCGGAACCACGAGCTTAGCGAAGCCCTTTGATAGGATACGAGGCTTAACCGCCATGCTGGATAGAGGGTTAAAGTCACCCTCAATGTCGGTAATGGCCGGTGTCATAGCGAGCGAATCCCAGATGAATAACATTCGGTTTTCATTGCTACCCAATAATTCTTCAATAGTCTCCAAAACGAACTCGACCGACTGAGCCTGAATATAAAGTAGATTCTCTACATCACATCCAGCATTTCTCAGAAAGTCAGGGTCGATGGCGGACTCAGAATCGAAGTAAACAACGTCAATCCCCATTTTCTGGGCGTTGCCTGCAATCTGAGCCGCCATATACGACTTGCCAGAAGCTGAAAGGCCAGCAATCTCGCTGGTTTTTCCAATTGGAATACCGGCGTATTTGCCTCGACAAATAATGGAGTTTAGCCAGCGTGAGCCAGTTGGAATCCATTCTTTGACCTCGGTGGGGTTGGAGCCGGCCAAATCATGGGCGACTTCGGTTCCTGCCTTTTTATTAATAATCTTTCGCATATCTGCGATAGAAAGTTTTCCTGCCTTCTGCTTCTTGGCTTTTGTCATTAGCGGTCGACCGTGAGATTGCCATTGGAGGTCTGAACGGAGACTTGCCAGCCACTTAGCGGCAGGAACTCATCCTTCAAATCACCAAGACGAACATCAAACTCAGCCGAAAGGCTAGTGTAGCCACGCTTATGGTCGTATTTCTCGGTTGAATATTCAAACCAACTATAGTTCCAATGTTCTTCGGAAATAACATCTGAAACAAAATCAGTAAAGGCTTCATCACCTCGCTCATAATCATCCAAAAGTCCCTCATCTCGCATCTCTTCGAGGATGCCGTTGCCCATCTTGTACAAAACACCACCTGTGATAGCTTCTGCAAGGGTGTGGGCGAAGCCCGTCTCTCCCATAGCAGTCTCTAGCGCGGTATCGGTGTAATGAAAAACATCTGCACCTTCTTCATAACTAAAGTTTACCTTGACATCATCTTCGACACCAAGTGACTTGATCTTCTCGTATAGGCTCATTATTCCTCCTGTTGTTCAATATTGAGTAGCTCGATCTCAAAATTAAGATCTTTCCCAGCCAACGGATGGTTCATATCAAGAACAACCGTTGACTCTTTTTCTTCCACAATCATGGCCGCCATGGGCTGTCCTGTAGGGGCTTTACCCTGAATCATCTCACCCGTCTTGAAAGTAAAATCAGGCGGGAAGAGGCTCTTCGGCGCTTCCTGAACCGCACCCTCGTGGATCGGCCCATACGCTTCATCGGCTCCAAGGTGGATATTTTTGACCTCACCCACGGTCATACCCAAAAGGGCTGTATCAAAACCTGTAATCAGTTGACCTGCGCCAACCTCTACCTGCATAGCTTCTCCACGATTTCGTGAGTTGTCAAACTCACTGCCGTCATCTAGGGTGCCACGATAGTGAACACTCACTGTTTGACCACTCTGTACTGTATTAGTCATAATATCTCTCTCTTTATAAAATGGTGGGACATCTGTAAACCCATGCCCCCCTGCGGTTGGGGGATTAGTCCGTGTTTTCTGACTTTTCTTCGTCAGAATTAATCTTATTAACAATGGCTGCTTCATGAATCTTATCTAAAGTTAGATCTTTTTCATTAGCAGTCACAACAATTTCTTCTACTTTGATATCAACAGTCGCGATTTCTTCCGTGACTGGCGTCTCTTCCGCTTCTGTGTTATTGAAGATTCCGCCGTGGGCCAAAACTCCAAAAACCACAAATGCAAGGACAGCGCCGACAGCATAGATATTGATAGATTTATTGTCACTCATAATTTTAGTTTCCTTATTTGTTTAAAAAGTGTAGGCATCTGTAACCCCATGCCTACCCTGCGGGTTGTGTATCACTCGCCAGTAGTGGTGGTGCCAGTTCCAGTCGTACCAGTTGTGGTAGTTCCGGTTCCAGTCGTACCAGTTGTGGTAGTTCCAGTTCCAGTCGTACCCGTTCCGGTAGTTCCAGTCGTAGCGGTCGTGGTTGCAGTCGTGGTGGACGAGTATGCAGCCGAATCGGCTGTATCATCTTCCTTGTCGCCGCAGCCGGACAGGAAAGCCAGTCCGGCGCAAAGCGCCACTCCAAAAACCACACCATAGACGTGATCACGATTAATAAAATTGAACATTATTTTTTTCCTTTATGCGTTCATTAATTCATTGAAAGCGGAGTCAACGCTGGTTGTGGAGCCGTTACTATCATATTTAACAACATCCTCACCAGCGGAGTCTTCGCCAGCGAGCCACTCATCGAGCATCCCCTGAATTTCTTGGGAAGTCTTTCTTGTGAAAAGACCATCGAATTCGGGAATGTTTTCGAGTAACTCAGCGCAACGCTCGGAACCACCAACTGCATCATCGCAGAGGAGGCTGGGCCGGCGTCGGGGGGTAATGGTGGTCTGTGGGAAAGACGCACCGGCGGGTTTTCCGTACTTGATAACCAGATCTGTGCCTGATTCAACATCGGTAATGTCGCCATACTCGGGGTTGAGAACGAGGTTCAACAACTCCTGATATGCCATTTTACCGAAGCCCCAAATACGAACGCCCTTTTCTTCCTCTCCTCGGACGAGGACAGGTGCAAAAAAGCGTTGTCGAGCCATAAGATTTTTAGCCATCTTAATAGAATCCTCAGTCCCATCATTAAACAACTGTCGAACGAAATCGTTCAGCGGGTCGTCAATACCGAAGTTACGCTTCGGTGAGAGGAAACCGGGGTTCTTGCCCAAGTTATAGTGAAACCAATACTCCTTGAAGGGGTCGCCATCAGCGGTCGGAACGATACGAATTGTTTGTTCGCCGTCGTCCGGTCGCCAAAAGGCTGAATCCCTCTTGTCGCCTCGGTTCTCAAGTGCCGTTAGTTTGGCACGCATTTTTTCTAAATCAATAGACATTTTCATTTTCTCCTGTTTTGGTTAAAGTCAGAACAGCAAATTTTCTGTTCTGCTAGCTTTGAATGTTTGGACTATATATTAAGACATAACAATAGTCATTCTCATAGTTGGTGGGAAAGACGCCAAACGAGACATCCACAGTCTCGTCATTTGTCTTACCCTTCATTTGCGTGACGATCTGTTTATGCAGACCGCCGTCTTCACGCAACCTTCTCTCCCCAACACTATAAATATAGCACGACTCGCGTGGTGTGTCAAGTAAAAAGAACAACTTTTCTTCATCTTTTTCCATATCGTAGATTCCTACCGTGGAAATTCGTCGTGTATCGCCGGGTTTTGCCAAGGCGCCGAG